TTTGGCGCGAGTGAACGCACTCAAAAAATAAAACGGAGGTAACAACATGACTCTCAAAGCACTGGAAGAAAAAAGGGCGGAGCTCCAGCAGAACCTTGAAGGTGTTCTCGCTGCCGCCGAGACCGAGACCCGTGCCATGTCTGCCGAGGAAAGCGCTGAATTTGACCGCATCGAGGCCGAGATCCGTGCCATCGATGAGACCATCGCGAGGATGGAACGCCTGAACGGCATCACGAAGGATCCCGTGCCCACCGCCATCGAGGAGCGTGCCGAACAGGATGCGAGGAGCTTCCTTGATTTCCTCGCCGGTCGCACCACTGAGATGCGTGCGGAAGGTCAGATGGATATGGCGAACAACGGCGCCATCATCCCCACCAGTATCGCGAACCGCATCATCAAGGCGGTGGTAGATCGCTGCCCCATCCTTGCCGGTGCGACCCGCTACAACGTGAAGGGAACTCTGAAAGTTCCTGTATGGAACGAGGGCATCACCGTGGGTTACCAGCAGGAGTTCACCGAGATGACCGCAAGCGGCGGCAAGTTCACCAGCGTGGATCTTTCCGGCTACCTCGCCGGTGCATTGACCCTCATCGGCAAGAGCGTGATCAATAACGCTTCCGTCAATGTGCTGGATTTCGTGATCGCGCAGATGGCGGAAGTCATCGCGATCTGGACGGAAGGCCAGCTCCTGAAGGGTACCGGCACTTCTGCTGCCACCGGCGCGCTGACCAGCACCAACATTCTGACTGCCGCTTCCGGCGCTGCCATCACCGCGGATGAGCTGATCGCCCTGCAGGCAAAGGTCAAGCAGGCGGATCAGGCGAAGGCATGCTGGACCATGCATCCCGATACCTTTACCGCCATCAAACAGCTCAAGGACGGCAACGACCGTTACCTGCTGCAGGACGACCTCGCCAGCGAGTTCCCCTACCGCATCTTGTCCAAACCCGTACACCTCTCCGACAACATGCCGGTGATCGGCGCGGGCGCAAACGCCATCCTGTACGGTGACTATGCCGGTCTGTCTGTCAACTTCCGCGAGAATGTCTCCATCGAAGTTCTGCGCGAGAAGTACGCGACCCAGCACGCCCTCGGCATCATCAGCTGGTTCGAGTTCGACTCCAAGGTCACCGATGCCAAGAAACTGGCCGTGCTGAAGATGGGTGCCTAAGTATGAAAGTGCGTGCATTGAAATCTTTTGCGGGGAAGCTCTCCATGGGCAAGGGTTCCGTGCGTGACATCACCGACAAAGCCATCCTGAAGGATCTTCTGAAGGCAGGCTATGTGGAAAAGGTCACCGAAAAGGATCCTGCGGAAGGCGGTGACGCCGATGAAACCGAGCGAACTGACGGTTGATACCGTCATCAAATATGCAAGGATCGAGGAAGGGGCTGCGGAGATCGACCCGCAGCTCCTTTTACAGTCCGCCCTTGCCTATGTGAAGGGTTATACCGGCCTTGACGATGCGGCAATGGATGATCACGAGGATCTGTCTATCGCGATCCTCGTGTTGTGCAGTGATCTGTACGACAACCGCCAGATGACGGTGGATCGGGCGAACATCAACCGCACGGTGCAGACGATCTTGGATCTGCACTCCGTGAACCTTGTGTGAGGTGGCTTATGGATGCAGGAAAGCTGGACAACCGTATTTCGATCCTCCGGTTCGAGGGGAATGAGTGGAAGGCGTACGCCGGTGCCTGGGCAAGCCGTGAGGATGTCGGGAAAGTAGTGTATTCCTCCTATGCGGTGGGCACGCCCGGTGCGAAGTTCATCCTGAGGGAGCGGAGCACCACGCTGTTCGATGCCATCCTGTGCGGTGGGAAGCATTATATGCTCGCTGAGATCAGGCGGGATAAAGCCTATGAGACGGTGACGGCCGCGGAAGTGAACCTTACTGCCTGTACGAAATGTGCGCCTGTGATCGTGGGCAAGGATGAGTATAACCGCCCGGTCTATGGGGATCCGGAAGTGCTGACCTTCCCCGGGGTCCTCGCGGAAAAGTATGTGAATTATGCGCAGGAACAGCCAAATGCTTCCATCGAGCGCGGCGTGATGTTGACCACACCCAAAGAGATCCTGATCTCTGCAGGGGATGAGATCCATGCGGGCGGTGCGAAATACGCCGTGCAGAGGGCATATCTTCTCGATGCCCACAAGAACGACTATGAGATTGTGGAAAAGAGGGATGCCTGATGCAATCCATCGAAATGCGGGGGATGAACCAACTCAGCGAGGACCTCGAAGCACTGTTGAAAGAATCCCCGAAGCTTCGGCGGGAACTCCATCAGGAGCTTGCAGACATGGCGCAGAAAGAGGTACAACAGGCTATCGCGGGATCCGTGAACGATTCCCGCGGGCATGTGCGCGGCTGGCAGGCAAAGTATGTGGGCAGCGGAGGCGGCTATGCGGCAGTCCGTCCCACAGACAGCAGTTCCGGCAAAAACAGCCCCGGTGCGATCATGAACTACTTGGAGGGCGGCCACAAGATCCGCCCGGTATCCGGCACTGCAAAGCGCAAAAGGAAACCGCGCATCCGTGTGGCATATGTGGATGGGCGGCACTTCTATGCTTCTGCCGCGACCCGCGTGGAGGCGAAGGCAATACAGATCGCCGAGGAATTTGCAGACCGGCTTGCCGAAAAGTTGGGAGGTTGACCGATGGGGCCTTTTGATATCCTTAATGCGCTCAATGCGCTGATCGCGAAGGCGTGGCCGGAGCGGATGTGTTATATCAACTTCCTGCCGAAAGATTTTTCCAGGCCTTCCTTCCTGATCGAACGGGTAAGGGAGAGCCGCGAGGACAACACCCGATATACACAGACGATCCGAGATGAGCTTTCGGTTACCTGCTTTTCGGAGGTCGATACCTACAAATACAGCGATCAACGAGAGCTGCTGCAGACACAATCAAAAATATTGGATCTGCTTTCTTCCGGGAAACTCATGGCGGGCGACCGCGCTGTTACTGTTACCGCATCTTCGGGCGGCTCTGATCTCGGAGAAGCGTATGTGGATGTGACGGTGACATACTGTGAGGATCGTGCGGAAGCACGACCCTCGTATGACCTTATGAATGAAATGAAATTGGAGGTTTAATATGCCCCTTCCTACTATCAATATCGTTTTTCGCACTGCGGCGGTAACGGCCTCCCGCCGTGCGGGGCAGGGTACGGTAGCGGTGATCATTAAGGATTCCGCGGAACTGGAATCTGCCTTTTTTGAGCTGATGAGCAGCGCCGAGATCCCTGCAAATCTCGGTGCTGCCAACAAAGCCTATCTTGAACGCGCTTTCCTCGGCAATGAGAATGCGCCCCGCAAGGTGATTGTGTATATGCTCCCTGCAGATGCAACCGCGTATACCGATGCGCTGGCGGAGCTTGGCAAGCACAACTTCGATTGGCTTGTCGGCGATCCCGCGTGTGATGAGGAACGCGCGGAAGAGATCAAGGAATGGATCTTGGATCAGCGGGAAAACCATGATAAGACCTATAAAGCCGTGCTGCCGAATTTGATGGCGGACAGCGAAGCCATCGTGAACTTTACCGCGGATGCCATCGTGGCGAACGGCACGACTTACTCTGCGGCGGCTTATTGCAGCCGTATCGCAGGCCTGATCGCCGGCACTCCCCTCAGGATGAGTGCGACTTATGTGCCGCTGACGGAGGTTTCCGATATTGCCCGCAAGACCCGTGCGGAGCTGGATGCCGATGTAGAAGCCGGCAAGTTTGTTTTGCTCCATGACGGCGTGAAGGTCAAGACCGGCCGCGCGGTGACTTCCCTTGTAAGCGGCGATGTTTCCGCACAGCTGAAGAAGATCAAGATCGTGGAAGCGCAGGATCTCATCAAGAGCGATCTGAAGCTCCTGTTTGAGGACAACTATCTCGGCAAGTACGCAAACTCCTATGACAACAAGTGCCTGCTGGTGACCGCGACCCACGAGTATCTGCGTGCACTGGAACAGGAGGACATCCTTGAAAGCGGTGCTTCCACTGTCGCCATCGACCTCGATGCACAGAAGGCCTATCTGAAGGCGCAGGGCGAGAATGTGGCGGACATGACCGAGAAGGAGATCAAGGAAGCCAACACTGACGAAAAGGTGTTCCTGACTGCCGGGATCCGCGTGCTGGATGCCATCGAGGACATCCAGCTGCCCATCGAGTTTTAAGGAGGTACGAACATGGATAGCGCAAAAAGAGTGATCTCCGGCACTTGGGGTGAGGTATGGCTGGATAACGAATATGTCGGCGAGTGCTACGGCCTGCAGGCAAAGGATTCTTACAGCCGTGAATCCGTTGCCATGTGCCGCAAGCTTCGTGCCGGCAAAAAGCTGACCAGCATCGAGGGCACCGGTTCCCTTAAGATGCACAAGGTCAACTCCCGCATGGCGATCATGATCGGCGAGCAGATCAAGCGCGGCATCGATCCCCGCTTTACCATCGTCAGCAAGCTGGATGATCCCGATGCCTACGGTGCAGAGCGCATCAGCTTTACGGATGTCGCCTTCGATGATCTGACCCTTGCGGATTGGGAAGTCGCTGTGCTGGGCAAGGTGGAAGCGCCTTTTACCTACGGCGACTACGAATTCCTGGATAGGATCGAGGTGTAACACATGAGTATGCTGGATATGCTGCTCGGAAATGCGGAAAAGATCACCGCAAGAACCGAGGAAGAATTTGAAGTATCGAGGCTCTCCGAACTTTGCGGGGAGCCTTTTCTGTTGAAAGGCCATGCGCTGACCATGCGCGAGCTGGACGGCCTGCCGGTACAGAACCATAAGGAACACGTGATCTTGAAAGCGATCACGGAACCCGACTTTACCTCGGGTGAGCTGGCAAGAAAGCTGACCCCGAAGGACAGGAAAACACCGCTCACTCCCATTGAGGTGGTGGACGCGCTGTTCCTGCCGGGCGAGATCGTGAACCTGTACAACATGGTGATGGAACTTTCCGGCTACGGGCAGGATACGGTGGCCAAAATTAAAAAAAACTGAACGATGAGGACCCGGAGCTGATGTTTTTGTACTACCTCTTTGAGGCGAAAAACATCCTTCCGGGTCGGTTTTACGATATGCCCAGCGGCGAAAAATTGCTGATCCGCGCGTTCGTGGAATGCGAACTCGAACGGGCAAGCGGAAAGGGGGTCGCATATGGCAAGGAAAGTCGACATCGTCATCAGCGCGAAGGATAACTATTCGCAAGCTGTTGAAAAAATGCAGAAGATCCAAAGAACCTTTACGAGCGATCTTGATGGGCTCGGCAAAAAGCTGAACGCGTTGAACAACAGCAAGGTAACGCTGAAAACGGATCTTACCAAAGCCAAAAGCGAATTGAATGCTGCGAAAAAGGCGATGAAGGCCCTCGGTGACGAACAGAGTGAGCTCAATTATATTGCCGCGCAGTCGAAGTATGATCAGATCGCGGAGAATCTTAAGCTGGTAGAAGAACAGGCGAAGGACACCCGTAAGTCTATCAAAGACCTGACCGGGGAGCTTTCCAAAGCAGAGACCCGATCGGGGGGGAGTGGAGGAAGTGATAGTACGCTGGCTGCGCTTTCAAAGGCGGGGCTCACCAATATGCTTGGCAGCTCTGCAGCTAATCTTGGCAGTACACTGGTAGGTTCTGCACTGGGAAGCGAGGCAGGTTCCATTGTAAACGGCGTTGCATCCGGTGCGGCATCCGGCGCGGCGATGGGTGCGATCGCAGGGCCTGTAGGCATGGCGGTCGGCGGCCTTGTAGGCGCGATCAGCGGCGCTATCGATGCGGCAACGGATACTTTTAAGGCAAGGGATGAGGCGTTCAAGTCTGTAGTATCCGAAAAATATAGTCAGTACCAAGAAGAGTTTGCTACATCCCTCTCTTCCGGATCCGCGTTGGCCGGCACGAGGGAGACTGCGTTGCAGTCGTTCTCGACTTTGTTCGGGAGCCAAGAAACAGCATCTGTATTTCTTGATGAACTCAAGGATATGGCGAATGTAACGCCTTTCCTGTATGATGACCTCACCGGCATGGCAAAAACCCTCAAAACCTATGGTTATGAGGTGGAGGATATTCTGCCAACCATTCAGAAGATCGGCGATGCGGGTGCGGCGCTTGGCATGAGCAAGGACGATATGACAAACATTGCGACCTACCTCGGCCGTATGCAGACCACCGGCAAGACCACGATGGAGTACTTGAACCCCATTATGGAACGAGGCATTCCGGTGTTCGATTATCTTGCCGAATCCTTGGGCGTGAGCGCTGCCGAGGTACAGGAGATGATCTCTAAGGGATTGCTCCCCGGCGCGGAAGCGGCGGAGATCATCACGAGTGCGATGGGCGAAAACTTCGCGGGAGCCATGGAGGAACAAGCCAAAACCTTTGAGGGCATGAGTTCCACTCTGCAGGGTATGGAAGAGGAAATGGATGCCGCCCTCGGCGAAGGCTACAACGAAGAACGCAAGAAGGGCATGCAGGCGCAGATTGATTGGTATCAGGGCGAAGGTGGACAGGCTCTGAAGGAAGCCAATCGCTTGATCGGCGTATGGGAAGCAAGCCTGGAAAACGAAAAAGAGCGCCTGATGCGGGAATCTTTGGAAGCCACCATGAAGTCAGCAGAGTTTGAAGCCGCCACGGAGGCGGAGAAGGGAGCCATGCTGCAGGCGGCGAAAGCGCAGGCAGAGGCGGATTATGCTGTCAGCGAGGGATATGAAACCCAGCTTGCTGCACAAGAACAGCTGGTGGGGATGCTTGGTGATGCCTTGGAACCCGCCTATGAAAATTTAGGTTATCGGCTGTCGGTTGCCATGTCGAAAGGCCTTGCAGATGCCAATGCCGACATTTGGGGGACAGCAGACATGGAAGGACGGATGGGGATCCTGTCGGAATCACTTGCGGAAACCTACGGCGGCAAAGCCTTCGGCATGGAGCGAGTTCCATACGATAATTTCCCAGCACTTTTGCATGAGGGCGAGCGCGTCCTCACGGCGGCGCAGGCGCGGGAAGCGGATCGCGGCGGCGGTGGTGTGGTGATCTCCGGCAATCAGTTCGTTGTGCGAGAGGAAGCGGATATCGATAAAATCGCTGCTGCTCTTTATCACCAAATGGAATCCGCCAGCCAGTCCTATGTGGGGGATTAAGTATGGAAAGCATGAAATTCATTTTCAGGGCAGGAAACACCGAGCTTATTTTGCCCGTTACACCCCCTTCCTTTGAGGTGAACAAGGGGATCCGTGTGGAAACCGTCAACATCCACGGCGTGGGGGATATCCGGGTCGCAGGGTATTCTACTCTCGACAATGTCTCGATCGCGAGCTTTTTCCCTGCGAAGGAGTATTCCTTTGCACAGAAAAGCCGTGAGCCCTATGAGTACGCGGCGTTATTCGCTTCCTGGGCGGAGAATAAGACCGTGGTGCGCTTCCTGATCTCAGGGACTACGGTAAATATCCCTGTGCTCATCGAGAATATCCGCTATGGCGAACAGGATGGCAGCGGGGATGTCTACTATACGCTGACGCTTGCGGAGTACCGTTATGTATCGGTTGCTGCCACGGCATCCCGCCCGGTGGAAACGATCCCTGTGACAGCGGCTACGCATGTGGTGGAGGAAGGTGAGTGCCTCAGAAACATCACGAGGAGGTATACCGGCACCAGCGAGCAGAAAGCCGTGGACAAGGTCGCCAAGGCCAGCGGGATCCAATACCCAAACACTATCCGGCCGGGGGATGTGGTGAGCATCCCCAACACGAGGTGACACATGAGGCTTCTTATCGGCGGGATGGATGTAACGCAGCTGGCGGTGCAGATCTCCACTTCCGGAAGCAGATCCGAATGTGCGCGCACGCTGACAGCGAGCATCGTACAGTCGCCAACGGATCCGAATGTGCCTGCGGTATCCATCAGAAACGGCGATGCTGTGCAGTTCGATTCGGATGGGCATACCTTCTTTGGGACGGTGGTCTCGCTTTCACGATCCACGGCCAGCTCCAAGGTGGATGTCACCGCCAAAGACGGCGGCGTGCGGGTCAAAAACAACAAGATCAGCTATAAGATCAAGAACCAAACCCCGGAGGCTGCCGCCGCACTTCTCTGTGTGGAGTTCGGCGTGCCTGCGGGCAGTTTCACGCCTACGGGTTACCGCTTCAGCCGCAATTATGTAGGCGTTTCCATCTATGATGCGATCATGACAGGGTACACTCTCGCGGCGGCAGAGAGCGGGGAAAAGTACTATATGCATTTCTCCGGCAATTCTCTTTGTGTATCCGAGCGCGGTACTGAGATCGCCGCCAGCATCGCGGCAGGATCCAACTTGATGGAGGCATCTTATTCCGAGAGCATCGAGAATATGGTCAATCAGGTGGATATCTACGATGAGGATGGAAAGCTGTTCCGTTCTGTTTCGGGGGATCTCTCCTACGGCGTGATCGGGCGGGAGTATATGACGCTTTCAGCGGATGAGGATGCAGTCGCCAAAGCGGAGGAAATGATCCGCGACAAGGGCGTGACCCGTAAGGGCACGGTGCAGAACCTCGGCAATCCCCTTTGCGTGACCGGGCGTGCGGTGCTGATACAGGAATCCTTCACGGGGCTGTATGGGCTCTTTTACATCGATTCCGATACGCATACCTGGAAGAACGGCGTGTACACCAACAAGCTGGTGCTTGCCTGGGAGAACACCATGACGGAAAAGGAAGCCGGGGAACTACTTAAGTAGGGAGGGCGAGTATGCTCCAAAAAGACAACAACCCGTATACCGGGCTTCTCGGCCTGATGCGAACACACGGGAGCGAGGGAAACCCCACCGTGTACGCCATCGGGCAGGTGGTGAGCACTTCGCCGCTCAAGGTGAAGGTCGGCGGGATCGAGCTGGACGAGGAGGATCTGCGTATCAATGCAGATCTCCTCAAGGGCTATAAACGAAAGCTGAAGCTGACCGGCGACATCTGCACCTGCGAGGGAGTAGGGTCTTCCGGCGGTGGAGATTCCGGCGGAACCGGTGACGGAGATACTGGCGGGGATTCCGGGGAGGATGGCGGCAGCAGCGCCGGAGGCAGTACTGAAACGGGAGGTTCTTCCGGAGGCGGAGACATGACGATGGCCGTATATGATACCAACGGCAGCGGCGTTGTCGATGATGCGGAAAAGCTGGGCGGCTATTCTCCGGAGTACTATGCAAGAGCTGAGGATGTTCCAAAACTGACGACTGCATACTCAGTTGTGATCAAGGCTGCAGGGTGGAATGGGAATACCCAAACCATTGCAGTGGATGGGATCTCGGCAAGTGATGATTTGGTCATCGGATATGCCGCAGGACTTAGTGAAGAACAAATTGAGGCTGCGGCGAATGGTGTTCTTGATGCGACAGGACAGTCTGCGGGAAGCATTACCATTACTGCCCGCGGCGAAGCTCCGACAGTGGACATCCCGATCGTGGTGATCCGCGTGGGAATTGGCGCTGTGCATAGCTTGGCGGTAACACTGAATGCAGATGAATGGGATGGAAACACTCAGACGGTTGCTGTTGCGGGGCTGACAGGCTCAGACAATGTACAGGTGGGCTATGGCATCCTCAGCGAAGCCCAGGTTCTTGCCGCAGAGGAAGGCATGTTGGTTGCTACGGGGCAGTCCGAGGGAAGTATCACCATTACCGCCCACGGCGAAGTTCCCGACATTGATATTCCGCTGATCGTAATGATAATGGGGTGATTGAGGTTGATTTTAGATAATTTGCTCTTGGCAAGAAGGGGTAAAACGGGCGCGGACGGT